CCCGGCGCAGGGCCGGGCGGAGCTTTTCGAGGCGCTTTACGGCCAGTTGATGCTGACCGGCAACGCCTATGTCGAGGCCGTGGGCGGCGCCGAGGGGGGCTTGCCGGCGGAGCTGCATGTGCTGCGTTCGGACCGGATGCGCGTGGTGCCGGGGCGCGATGGCTGGCCGGTGGCGTATGAATACGCGGTCGGCGGGCGCAAGCACCGGTTTGATGTCAGCGAAGAGACGGCGGTGGTCTACCATATCAAGAATTTTCACCCCCAGGACGACCATTATGGGTTGTCGGCGCTGCAACCGGCGGCGCAGGCGGTCGATGTGCACAACGCGGCGAGCCGCTGGTCGAAGGCGCTTCTGGACAATGCCGCGCGGCCCTCGGGGGCGATCGTCTATCGCGGCGCCGAGGGGCAGGGCAGCCTGAGCGCCGAGCAATACGAGCGCCTGGTGAGCGAGATGGAGGGCCATCATCAGGGGGCGCGCAATGCCGGGCGGCCGATGCTGCTTGAAGGCGGGCTCGACTGGAAACCGATGGGGTTTTCGCCCTCGGACATGGAATTCCAGAAGACCAAGGAGGCGGCGGCGCGCGAGATCGCGCTGGCCTTTGGGGTGCCGCCGATGCTGCTGGGGATACCGGGCGATGCGACCTATGCCAATTATCAGGAGGCGAACCGGGCCTTCTACCGGCTGACGGTGCTGCCGCTGGCGACGCGCGTGGCAACGGCGGTGGGGGCGTGGCTGATGCGCTTCTCGGGCGAGCGGCTGGAGCTCAAGCCCGATCTCGATCAGGTGCCGGCGCTGTCGGCGGAACGCGATGCGCAATGGGCCCGGGTGGCGGCCGCGAATTTCCTCACCCAGGCCGAAAAGCGGGCGCTTCTGGGCCTGCCGGCGCTGGCCGGGGAGGGCGCGGATGCCGGATGACCGCCGCGCGGCGCGCTATGGGTTCGAGGCCTTCGAATGTGCGCCGGCCCTGCGTCTGGAGGCGCAGGAGCGGGTGGCGCGGCTGCAAAACGACGCGCTGGTGCAGCGGCTCGACAAGATCGAGGAGGCGCTGGAACGCCTGGAGAGGCGGCTGTGGCTCGCGGTCTACGGGGTTGCGGCGGCGCTGGTGGCGCAGGCGGTCTTGCCGGTGCTGGAAAAACTGCCCTGAGGGCATGGCCCGGGCCTGGGGCGCGGGGATTGCGAGAAGGAAAAGAGATGGAGACGGATTTGGGACTGGAGCACAAGTTCTGTCGGTTCGACGCGGATCTGGCCGTGACCGACGGCGCGGTGATCGAGGGCTATGCAAGCCTCTTCGGTGATCAGGATCGGGGCGGCGACATCGTCGAGAAGGGGGCCTATGCGCGCTCTCTCGAGCGGCTGCGCAGCGAGGGCCGGCAGGTCAAGATGCTCTGGCAGCACGACCCGGCACAGCCGATTGGCGTGTGGGACGAGGTGCGCGAGGATGCGCGTGGCCTTTATGTCAAGGGGCGCCTTCTGGAGAGCGTGGCGCGGGCGCGCGAGGCCGCGGCGCTGATCGCCGCGCGGGCGATTGACGGGCTGAGCATCGGATATCGCACCGTCCGGGCGGCGAAGAATGACAAGGGCCGCAGGCTCTTGCGGGAACTGGAGCTGTGGGAGGTGTCGCTTGTGACCTTTCCGATGCTGCCCAGTGCGCGGGTGGGGGCCAAGGGCGAGACCCTGGCCGAGGATGCCTTGCGTGAATTGGCGGCGGCCTTCGAGGACGCACGCCGGGAGATGGCGCGAATGTAGACGCGTCGCAGACCACCAGAGCAGGAAAAAAGATGAGCAAGACCGAGACACGTTCTCGGGCCGGGGAAGATATGTCGCCGGTCACCGAGATGAGCGCCGCCGTGGCGGGGTTCGTAAGTGAATTCAAGGGCTTTCGGGCCGAGATTCAACAGAGACTTCAGCAGCAGGATGACAAGATGACCAAGATGGAACGCAAATCCCTGGGCGCCGTGCGCCCCGCGCTGGCCGCCAGCACCGATTTCGAGGCCCCGCATCGCAAGGCCTTTGATGCCTATCTGCGCTCGGGCGACGATGACGGATTGCGCGGGCTGGAGCTGGAAGGCAAGGCGATGAGCACGGCGGTGGCTGGCGACGGCGGCTATCTCGTCGATCCGCAGACCGCGGAGCGCATCCAGAGCGTGCTCAGCTCGACCGCCTCGATCCGGGCGATCGCCAATGTCGTGCAGGTCGAGGCGACCTCCTTTGACGTTCTGATCGACCATACCGATGTCGGCCATGGCTGGGCCACCGAGACCGGCACCATCGCCGAGACCGCCACCCCCACCATCGACCGCATCACCATCCCGCTCAATGAGCTTTCGGCCCTGCCCAAGGTCAGCCAGCGGCTGCTTGATGACAGCGCCTTCGATATCGAGGCGTGGCTGGCCGGGCGCATCGCCGACAAGTTCGCCCGCGCCGAGGCCGGGGCGTTCATCAACGGCGACGGGATCGACAAGCCGACAGGCTTTCTGACCCATCCGGCGGTCGATGACGGGGTCTGGACCTGGGGCAATCTGGGCTATGTCCCGACTGGTGCGGCGGGCGATTTCAACGGCCCCGATGCGATTGTCGATCTGGTCTATGCGCTGGGCGCGCAATACCGCGCCAATGCGGTGTTCGTGATGAATTCGCGCACCGCCGGGGTGGTGCGCAAGCTCAAGGATGTCGACGGGCGTTTCCTGTGGTCCGACGGGCTGGCGGCGGCGGAGCCGGCGCGGCTGATGGGCTACCGGGTGCTGATCGCCGAGGACATGCCCGATATCGCCACCGATGCGATGGCGGTGGCGTTTGGCGATTTCGCGGCCGGCTATACCGTCGCCGAACGTCCCGACCTGCGGGTGCTGCGCGACCCGTTCAGCGCCAAGCCGCATGTGCTCTTTTATGCCACCAAGCGCGTCGGCGGCGACGTCAGCGATTTCGCCGCGATCAAGCTGCTGAAATTCGGCGTTGCGTAAGGCAAGGGGCGCAAGCGCGGGGGCCACGCGCCCCCGCCGACCGCGCGCTTCGATCAATTGAAGGACCGGGAGTTCTTGGAGTAAGCCCATGATGTTAATCGAAGAAACGGCGGTGCCGCTGTCCGCGCTCCCGATGGCCGAGTTCAAGGCGCATTTGCGGCTCGGGACGGGCTTTTCGGACGGGGACGTGCAGGACCCGGTTCTGGAAGGTTTCTTGCGGGCGGCGATCGCCGCGATCGAGGGGCGCACCGGCAAGGTATTGATCGCGCGTGCGTTTTCCTGGACGATCTGGCGCTGGAGTGCGCCGGACCGTCAGCCCTTGCCGGTCGCGCCGGTGAGCGCGGTGACGGCGCTCATCCTGCGCAATCCGGCCGTCGGGCAGGAGGTGATCGCGCCCGAATTGTATTGGCTCGAACAGGATACGCACCGCCCCGCCTTGCGGCCCCGCGGCGCGCTGCTTCCGGCGATCCCGAGCGGCGGCACCGCGGAGGTGGATTTCGACGCCGGAATGGCCGCGGATTGGGGCGGGTTGCCGGCCGATCTGGGCCAGGCGGTGCTGCTTCTGGCGGCGCATTACCATGAATACCGGCACGAGACGGCGCTGGGCGGCGGCTGCATGCCTTTTGGCGTCAGCAGCCTGATCGAACGCTATCGCAATGTGCGCATCCTTGGCGGGGGGCAGGCGTGATGACCGGGGTCAGGCTGAACCGCCAGCTGGTGCTGGAAGAAGCTGCGCGGGTGCCCGACGGCTCCGGCGGCTGGCTCGAAAGCTGGACCACGCTGGGGGCGCTCTGGGCCGATATCCGGGCGCGCAGCGGGCGCGATACCGCCGGCCAGGCCGGGCAGCACGCGCTGGGCAGCTATCGGATCATTGTCCGTGCGGCCCCCGCGGGCGCGCCCTCGCGGCCGAGGGCCGGGCAGCGGTTCCGCTACGGGACGAGGATCTTCGCGATCACCGCGGTGACCGAAAATGACGCCGAGGCGCGCTATCTGACCTGCTTTGCCCAAGAAGAGGTGGCGACATGAGCTATGCGATGGCCGCGGCCCTGCAGGAGGCGGTGTATCAGCGCCTGGCGGGGGACGCCGCGCTGGCCGCGCTTGTCGGCGGCGCGATCTTTGACGCCCCGCCGGAGGGCGATCTGCCGACGATCTATGTCGCGCTGGGGGCGGAGAGTGTGCGCGACCGCTCGGACATCAGCGGGGCCGGCGCCTGGCATCGATTCGTGGTGTCGGTGATCACCGACGCCGCCGGGTTTCACGCCGCCAAGGAGGCCGCGGGGGCGGTGAGCGATGCGCTGATCGACGCGCCGCTGGTGCTGACCCGTGGCCGGCTGGTGGCGCTCAATTTCGAACGGGCGCGGGCGCGGCGCGTGGACCGCGGCGACAAGCGCCGGATCGACCTGACCTTTCGCGCCCGCGTGGATGCGGCGGTCTGACATTTTTACTTTCGGAGGCAAATGAGATGGCAGTTCAAAACGGCAAGGACCTGTTGGTCAAGATCGACCTGACCGGCACCGGAAACTTCCAGACGGTGGCGGGGCTGCGCGCGACGCGGGTGAGCTTCAACGCTGAAGCGGTCGATGTCACCAGCCTGGAATCGGCGGGCGGCTGGCGCGAGTTGCTGGCCGGGGCGGGGATCAAATCCGCCTCGATCAGCGGCTCGGGGATCTTTCGTGACGCGGCCAGCGATGCCCGCGCACGTCAGATCTTCTTTGATGGCGAGATGCCGGATTTCCAGGTGGTGATCCCCGATTTCGGCATTGTCGAGGGGCCGTTTCAGGTGTCGGGCATCGAATATGCCGGCAGCCATGACGGCGAGGCGAGCTATGATCTGTCGCTGGCCTCGGCCGGGCAGCTGACCTTTACCGCGATCTGAGCCGATGGCGGACGCGGTGGCCAACCCCTGGGCCGGCGAGGTGGCGCTGGTCATCGACGGCGAGCGCCATGTGCTCAAGCTGACGCTGGGCGCGCTGGCCGAGCTCGAGGCGGCGCTGGAGGCCGGCACGCTGGTTGATCTGGTGGCGCGTTTCGAGCGGGCGGAGTTTTCGTCGCGCGATGTGCTGGCGCTGATCGTGGCGGGGCTCAGGGGCGGCGGCTGGCGCGGGCGGGCGGCTGATCTCGTCCGCGCAGAGATCGAGGGTGGCGCGGTGGGCGCGGCGCGGGTGGCGGCGCAGTTGCTGGCGCGGGCCTTCATGGTGCCAGATGGCGCGTCATGAGCGGGGTCGACTGGCCGGCCCTGATGCGCGCCGGGCTGCGCGGGCTGGGTCTGAGGCCCTGGGAATTCTGGGCGCTCACCCCGGCGGAGCTGGAGATGATGCTGGGCAAGCCGGCCGGCGTTGCGCCCCTGATGCGCGACCGGCTGGAGGATCTGATGAAGGATTTCCCCGATGGGGAAGAGGGGGAACGGGATGAATGGGATTGATCGGATGGATGCGCTGGATGTGCAGGTCGAGGCGCTGGGCGAAAACCTTGGCCGCGCCACCGACATGGCCGCGGCCTTCAATGCGGAGATGGGGCGTATTCGCGGCACCTTTTCGGAGACCGGACAGGACGTGGCGACGCTTGAGCGGGGCATCGGGCGGGGCCTCAACCGCGCCATCCGCGGTGCGGTGATCGATGGCGACAGCCTGTCTCAGGCGCTGCGCAAGCTCGCGCAGACGATGGTTGACACCGCCTTCAACGCGGCGCTGCGCCCGGTCACCGACCAGATCGGCGGGCTGGTCGCGCAAGGGGTGGGATCGCTGGTCAGCGGGCTTTTGCCTTTCGAGAAGGGGGCGAGTTTCGCCCAGGGGCGCGTGCAGCCCTTTGCCAGCGGCGCGATCGTGCGCGGGCCGACCGCATTCCCGATGCGCGGCGGCACCGGGCTGATGGGCGAGGCGGGGCCAGAGGCGATCATGCCGCTCTCGCGCGGGGCGGATGGCAAGCTCGGGGTGCGCGCCGAGACCGGCGCGCGGCCCGTCAATGTGGTGATGAATGTGCAGACGCCGGATGCCGAGAGCTTTCGCCGCTCGCGCGGGCAGATCGCCGCCCAGCTTGGCCGGGCGATCGGGCGCGGCAACCGCAACCGCTGAGGGAGGAGTGCGAGGATGGGTTTTCACGAGGTTCGCTTTCCCGCCAGCCTGAGCTTTGGCTCGGTCGGCGGGCCGGAGCGCCACACCGATATCGTGACGCTGGCCAATGGCTATGAGGAGCGCAACACGCCGTGGCGGCATTCGCGCCGGCGCTATGACGCGGGCGTCGCGCTGCGCAGCCTTGATGATGTCGAGACGCTGATCGCCTTTTTCGAGGCGCGGCAGGGGCAGTTGCATGGCTTTCGCTGGAAGGACTGGACGGATTACAAATCCGGCCGCGCCCGCCAAGAGCCCGACGCCGGCGATCAGATCATCGCCGAGGGTGACGATGAAACGGCCGTTTTCCAGCTGATCAAGCGCTACCGCTCCGGGGCGCAGGTCTATGACCGGCCGATCACCAAGCCGGTGGCCGGGACGGTGAAGCTCGCGCTCGGCGGGGTGCCGCAGCGCGAAGGCGTGGATTACGAGGTCGACACGACCACCGGGCTTGTCAGTTTTGGCCACCCGCCCGATGCCGGGGTGGAGATCACCGCCGGGTTCGAATTCGACGTCCCGGTGCGGTTTGCAACCGACCGGATCGAGACCAGCCTGGCCAGTTTTCAGGCCGGTGATGCGCCCAGCGTGCCAGTGGTGGAGATCAGGGTATGAGCGGGGTGAGCGACGCGCTGAAGGCGCATGTGCAGACCGGGCTGACGACGCTTTGCCATTGCTGGGCGCTGACGCGGCGCGATGGCGTGGTGCTGGGGTTTACCGATCACGACGAGGCGCTGAGCTTTGACGGGATGAGCTTTCGCGCCGAGTCGGGGCTGACGGCGCTGGCGCTGCAGCAGAGCACCGGGCTTTCGGTTGACAACACCGAGGCGATGGGCGCGCTCTCTGACGCGGCGATCCGCGAGGAGGATATCGAGGCGGGTCGCTATGACGGGGCGGAGTTGCGCGCCTGGCTGGTCAACTGGCAGGACGTGGCCGCGCGGGCGCTGGTCTTTCGCGGCCATATCGGCGAAATCCGCCGCGCGGGCGGGGCCTTTGACGCCGAGCTCAGGGGGCTGACGGACGCGCTCAATCAGCCGCTGGGGCGGGTTTATCAGAAATCCTGTGGCGCGGTTCTGGGTGATGCCGCCTGTGGGTTCGACCTCGCAACGCCGGGCTATTTCGTCGAGACGGCGGTCGAGGAGGTGACCGAGCGGCGGGTCTTTGCGTTTGACGGGCTCGACGGGTTCGAGGCGGGGTGGTTTCGCCAAGGCACGCTGCGGATGAAAAGCGGCGATGCCGAAGGGCTCGTGGGGCGGGTGAAACATGACCGCTTCGAGAACGGCCGCCGGGTGGTGGAACTCTGGCAGCCGCTGCGCGCCGAGATTGCAGGGGGCGATCTGCTGCGCCTTGAGGCGGGATGCGACAAGCTGCCCGCAACCTGCCGCTTCAAGTTCGACAATTTCCTGAACTATCAGGGATTTCCCGATCTGCCCGGCGATGACTGGACGCTCACCGACCCTTCGCGTGCCCAGGATCTTGACGGTGGGAGCCGCCGGTCATGAGCGGTATCGGCGAGAGGGTCGTGGCCGCGGCGCGCGGCTGGAGCGGGACACCCTACCGGCATCAGGGCTCGTGCAAGGGCGCGGGGGCGGATTGCCTGGGGCTGGTGCGCGGGGTCTGGCGCGAGGTGCTGGGGGGCGAGCCGGAGGAT